AAGACTTACAGAATCACCGCGCATACCTTGAGGCGAAGCGTAAGAAAGAATACGACACATACGTTGCCAGACAGAAAGAGTTAAAGGCTGAGCGTATGCAGCGTGAAGAGTTGAACAAAGCTACCATTGACGCAACGGCTCAACTGTTCGGTTCACTTGCACAACTCAGTAAGAAAAACGCGAAACTGCAAAAGGCGTTCGCAATCGGTGAAGCAACAGTCAACACTTACAAAGGCGTAACCGTTGCACTCGCATCAGCACCACCCCCTGCAAACTTTATCCTAGCCGCTGCAAACTTAGCCGCAGGATTAGCAGCGATTCGAAACATTATCGGAACATCTGAGGACGGAAGCGGTTCGGGAGGCGGTGGAAGTTTCTCAGGCGGTGTAGGTTCATTAGACGTATCAACGCAGCCGAATATTAACACATCGGCTCAACCTTCCACACTGTTAAATGAGCAAGGGCAGATCATCAACCAACAAAACCAGACGCAACCGCAAGTGTGGGTTTCCGTTGCAGAGATCAACGCTACCAACACCAACGTAAGGACGGCTGAGGAACGCGCAAGAATCTAAACAATACACGGTTAAACACTATTAAGAGCATGGATAAGAAGCTGCCAGTATATCGGATTACTGTAACAGATAAAGAAGACGAAGATAAAATTATGATCGCTCTGGTTCAAAACCCTGCGATGGAATCAAACTTTGTCGCATTTAATAAGCACGAAACCGAAACGATGATGAAGTTTCAGGTTGATTCAGATCGTCGAATTATAACAGGCGCGGTGCTTATTCCAAACTTTAAAATTTACAGAAACGACGAAACACGCGGAGAACATGAGGTCTATTTAACTGAAGACGATGTTGAATTGTTCTGGAAAAAGTGGGCTAGGGGTGGAAGACACAACGAAGTAAACCTAATGCACAATCCAGAGAATAAGCCAAACGGTGTTTATCTGCTTGAATCAATTCTATCCGACAAAGAGCGAGGAATAGTTGCGCCTCAGAAGTTACAGGGTCAATTCCCTAATAAAACGTGGTTTCAGTCTTACTTAGTTGAAGATGACCAAGTGTGGGGAGATGTTAAGTCGGGTAAGTTCAAAGGTTTCAGCATGGAAATGATGGCTAACTATATGTTCAGCAAACAGGACAAACCGACTGACGATTTCAGTGAGTTAATAGCAATTCTAAACAATTTTTAATACTAACTATTAAGAGCATGAGTAAAGATCAAGGAAATACCAAAACTCTGGCAGAGCGTCTAAAGGCGGCTCTATTAGCATTTCAGGGCGAACCTGTAAAGTTCGCTTCGGCTAAACTTGCAGACGGTACGGCAATCAACATTCAGGGCGATTCACTCGCAGCAGGTGTTGTGGTAACAGTTGTAACAGAAGCAGGTGAAGCCCCACTCCCAGACGGGGAGTACACATTGGAAGACGGAACAGTTTTCTACGTTTCTGGCGGTTCAGTTTCAGAGGTTAAAGCACCTGAAACAACAGCAACACAAGGAATGGAAGCAGCACCGAACGCAGCTCCAAATGCAGCACCATCAGCACCATCACCAACTCAGATCATCGAGCGCATCGAGAAAGAAATGGTGTTTGAGAAAGTAGCAAAGGTTGAAGAACTCGAAAAGAAAGTTGAAGACCTGTTGCAAAAGTTCGCAGCGGTTGAAGCTGAAAACAAGGCTCTCAAATCTGACAATGTGAAGTTTTCAAAGATGGTAACGGAAATGTCCGAAGCACTTGTAGCATTCGGAGATATGCCACAGGAAGAAGCACCGAAGAAAAAAGAACCAATCGAAGAAAAGAAAAAAGAAACAATCGAAGAATTCCGCGCACGTGTGTTCGGACAAAAAAAGTAACTAACCACAAAAAATAAAACACTAAATAATCATGGCAGGATTTTCAGTAGGTAGTTTGTCAAACTACACAATCGAAGACAAAGCAGACCTCAAACTTAAAGGGGTCTATGGTGCGGTTTCTATGCCGCTTTTCACAATCCGTGAGGGTATCAAATACGCTGAGAAGCTCCCTTACCTTACTACCGACCCTCAGATGCAAGCTGATACAGGCTGTGCTTCTATCAACGTATCTGGTGACGGTGGTACTTTCGGACAAATCACTTTGACCGTTGACAAAATCAAATTTGAAGATGGATGGTGTTTCTCTGATCTTGAGCCTAAGTTCACACAGAAGTATCTTCGCGCAGGGTCTAAACTTGACGAAAATGCAGCTAACGAAGTGATGAACGAAGTAGTTGCGGATTACGCAGCACGTATCGCTAAGAAAATGGAAGCGGCTATCTGGCAGTCTTCTAAAACTCAGGGCGGTTCTAACACTAACTTCAAGCAGTTCAACGGTTTCTTGCAAACTCTTGAAACAGCAGGCGGTTACGTGAACTCTCAGACCGTTGCAGGAACTTCACACACTTCAATCACTACATCTAACGTAATTGCAATCTTCCAAAATCAGTGGCTTGCAACTCCTGCTGATTTGAAGCGTAACGATAACCTTGTTACAGTTTGCGGTGATGACACGTTCGATAAATTGATTATCGCTCTTGCTAACGCTAACCTGTACCACTACACAGGCGATGCAGGTTTGCCATCACGCGAAATCACTCTGTACGGAACTAACATGAAAATCAAAGCCGTACCAGGATTGAACGCTGATAACAACTCTGCACTTCCTGCATTGTTCAAGAATCGTATCATCACTTTCGAGAAAGACAATTTCGTAGTAGGTACTGATATGATCTCTGACATGGAAGATTGGGTTACATGGTATGAGAAGAAAGAAGATAAACTTTACAGCCGTATGCGTTACAAAATGACTACTGGCGTATTCTTCACAGACCGCGTAGTATCATTCGCTACTGCATAAGTAACAGAAGTTTAACGGGGAGGTGTAACAGCCTCCCCTTAACAACATAAACAAATGGCTTGTTCCAATTCAATTACTTCATCATTCACGATTGACTGTTTGGATTCAAACGGTGGTGTCGCTGAGATCAAGGTGCGCGCATTCGACGCGAACTTGGTTACTAACGGTTATGCTACTGTAACATCTGGACAGGCTACGTTCTCAGGTGCAGGTCTTACCGACTGGTATCTGTTTGAGTGCGCTCAAGAAACATCTATCGCTAACAGCGATGGTGCAACTGATCGCGCTAACGGAACAACTGTACACACGCAGACCATCACATACATTAACAACAAGTTAAAGACTACTTTCCGTAACACATTAAACTCAATGCACGGAATGTTGGTACACGTTGCGGTTAAAGACAACAACGGTAACGCGTGGTTGTATGGATATTCTCGCGGTTGCATTGTTTCCGCTTCAAGTGCTACAACAGGCACATCTTTCACAGATCGTAACGGTTATTCTGTAACTTTTACAGGACGTGAATCTGCAATGCCGTTGAACATCACAAACTACGACAATCTCTAATCGTTCATAGCTGATTAGTTTCGTTAGGAAGCCCTCCCCTGTAAGGAGGGTTTTCTTTTTTCATAAACTTTTTCAGATTTTGACTATTAAGGTTATGTTGTATATCACAAGGGGCGACACCACACGCGTAGCGGTTACACTTCAGGAGAAGCAAACTTTAACCAGTCCGTATTGGCTCTGGCGGTTTGTTTCTGATAGCACTAATGAAGAGGTTGTGCAGATTATTACCGAAGTGAGTAACAACTACAAACAGCGTTGTAATTTGTTTGACATTGAAGAGGGTGGATTTTCCTCTTTAACACTACCTGAAGGAATTTACACCTACTACGTTTACGAACAGGCATCGAGCAATAACACCGACTACCGATTAGCAACATCATGTTGCGAGATCGGGCAGATTAAAGTTGACGGGGACGGGGCGTATCAGTTCAGTTCCCCACAATACACAGTTGAATATCCTACTGCATAATGGAAGAGAATAAGAAAGAGAATATACACTTTGTACAGTTTGAAAATCGTAAGATTCCGAAGTTCCTAGAGGTTAAGAACTCTGACTGGATTACATACGGAGAGAAAAACGACTATCCGTATTATCTGAATCAGTTGTATATGCGTTCGTCTTATCACTGTGCTATTATCAACGCTAAGGTTAAATACATTTGCGGTGCAGGGTGGACTTACAACAAAGCAGGGTTGAATACATTGGAGCAACGCGCAATGGCTGAGAAGTTGATTAAACAACCTTTCAGCGAAACAAACCTGAACGAATCTACCACACGTTGGACTTACGATTTGGAAAAGTACAACGGCTTTGCAATTTTAGTACGTTGGAATAAATCGCGCAGAGGCGGTACATTGGAGTATATTGACTTCAGTAACTTACGCGCTAACGCTGATCGTTCTGTTTTCTTCTATACCAAAAATTGGTATTTAACAGACGCTAAAGGCAATAAGAAGATTAACAAAAAGCCTGAAGAGGAATCGGACTTTCAAAAGTTCAAAGCATACGATCCGAAAGACAGAAGCGGTAATCAGATTTACTATTACTCGTTTTATCACGCTGATCAGTACGTTTATCCTATTCCTACCTATGTAGGTGGCATTACGTGGATTGAGAACCATATTAAGTACACGGATTTTCAGTACAAGAATATCAGCGCGTCATTTAGCCCTGCGAAGATCATCAACATTTACGGCAAAGTTCCTGATCAGGATAAGCAGGCTGATATTGTTCAAGGAATGAAAGCGAACTTTACAGGTGAGGAAGGTGAGCGCATTGTAGTAGGTTTTCACGCAAATAAAGAAAATGGAATTGAAGCGGTTGATTCAATAGTAAGCGATCAATCCGTACTATACAAAGAAATTGCCGATCAGTCTTTGCAAAACATCTTCACGGTTCACGAAGTTACGTCCCCGATGCTTTTAGGCATCCGTACTGAGGGACAACTTGGCGGACGTTCTGAAATGTTAGATGCGTGGGAAATGTTCCAAAACAGCTACGTTAAATACCGTCAGCAGATCATTGAAAACTCTATCAATCAACTTGCGGAGGACTTCGGCATCGGAATTAAGTTAGAACTGAAACCGAACAGCCCGATTAACGCAGGGGATTTGATTTCAGCAGAGAAACAGAACCTTTTGAACGCTATCAATGCCATGAATCCGACTTTACAGGCTAAAGTCGTTGAAAGCATGAGCAAAGAGCAGATTTTGGGACTGGTAGGATTGAAAGTACAACCTACAACCACACAAACCACGCTAACAAAGTTCGCATCGGCAAAGGTTGACATCTTCGCGCAGTATGGAATTGACGCAAGTACGGTTGAAGAGGTTGAGGCGCGTGATATTCCCGACACCGACCCGATCAGACTGGAGAAATTCGAGCAGGATTATTTGCAGTTCGCAAAGGACGCGTTAAAGTTGAAGTCATTGGATAGAACGGTACTTGATTTGATCAGCAAAGACAAGTATATCACGCCTGACGGCATCGCTCAGGTAGCTAAAGTACCTGTAAAAGATGTACAGAACGCGATAGGGCGACTTACTGATAAAGGGCTACTAAATCCATCATCCGAGAACATTGAGGGCGTTAAAACGCCTGTAAATGAGTTAACGAAAGAGGGCGAACAGTCGATTGCTGAACAACCTGCAAAGACGGAGAGTTACAAAGTGATGTACCGTTACGATGTTGCTCAGGGAATGGGCAAACCTATCATTGATGGAACGCGTGATTTCTGCCGTCAGTTGATCGGGTTGAATAAACTCTACACACGCGAAGAGATTAACCTAATGTCGGCTAAAGAAGATCGCAACGTGTGGACTTTACGCGGAGGGTGGTATCATGACCCTGACACAGGAATCAATCAACCGCAATGCCGCCATACTTGGAGGCAGGTAATCGTTAAAGAAAGCTAATATGCCTACGATATACAGACCGAATTTATTAAGCGCAGCCGATAAAGGCTTACAGGCTTATGTTGAATCAAACTACGATCAAGATCAGCTAAAGCAAATGATTTGGGATACACAGGAACATCATTTACCTAGAATAATTGGTTCTGCGTTATATGAAGAGTTGAAAACGCAGTCCAGAACAAATGCTTTAACACCTGATAATCAAACTTTAGTATATGAAAAGATTGTGCCTTTTTTGATGTGGAAAGTATTGGCTGATGGTGCTGTATTATTCACTTATAAAGTGAAAAATAAAGGCATTGTAACGCAGTCAAGCGATAACGCTACACCTGCAACGATTTCAGACATTCAATTCATAATTACTCAGTTTGAAGATAAGGCACAGATGTACGCACAACGCATTACAAACTTCTTAATCGAAAATGATACTACCTATCCTTTGTTTACTGACGCAGGGGATGGAGTAGATACGATACATCCAAACTTTGATCAGTATAATGTCGGATGGTATATGCCAAAATCAGGACAACCTTATGGACAATACAACCCATGCGCAAAAGGCGGTGAAAATTCAGTTGACCTCTGAGCGTACAAGTAAGAACAGAAGAAAGTTAGACGAATTCCTGAAACGTGTCAACAACAACAACACCAACAACGCTCAATCAGATAGTAGAAAACCTGCGTGACATCGCAACGAATCACTATCAGATTAACAATTTTCTCTATGGCGAGCCGTGGGAGTTCTACCAGTCTGGAACAACGCGAAGCCCTGAGATGTGGGTGGCGTGTGATTCCATTGATCGGGATGCTAAAGGTGGCGTTTCTACGTTTAACTTCAATATCGTTATCGCTGACAACGTAAAACGCGGCGAAGTTAACGAGTTAGAAGTGGAATCGGACATAGAGCAGATATGTGAGGACATACTAGCACAAATGCAGCATCCGCACTACCGATGGAACGTAACAAGTACGGCAAAGATCACTATCCGAACTGAGAAAACGCCAAAGAATATGACAACGGCAGAGTTTCAGGTGTCAATAAGAGTGCCAAAACCAAATAACAGATGTGCAATTCCTTTTTCAACTAATCCTATAACAACATAACACAATGATCAGATACAGAAACACCGCTTTAAGTTCCACAGACGTTCAGGCTCAGGTAGCATCAGCAGCAGGGCTTTACGTTAGAGGGTTTAATATCATCAATCCTAACTCTACGGACGTTTACGTTAAATTTTACGATGCCTTAGCAGCAAACGTAACAGTAGGAACAACGACACCAGTATTAACGCTGTTTGTACCTGCTAACGGAACTATCTTTGAGGCTTATGACAGAGAAAAAATCGTAGCATTCTTTTCTACTGCGTGTACTCTTGCTTGCGTAACAGGAATTGCAGACAGCAACACAACAGCACCGACCACAGCTATTCACATTTCAATTCAGATGGACTAATGGGATATTCAGCGCAATCAGTAGGGCAGGATTTAACATTCTCTCCTACATTAACAGGCACGTCTTCCACTCCTACAATGACAATGCGATACTCATTGATCGGGAAGGTGTGTGTAGTTTCTTTTACAATGACGACTGTAACAAGTAACGCAACGACAAAGACGTTAACATTCCCGTTTCCTGCGGCACGTAATGCTGTAATGCTTTGCGGAGCGACACAAAACGGAGGTACAAACGATTCAGTAACAGCTCGACTAGATTTCGCAGCAGGTAGTAATATTGTTACTATTACACGTGGCGGTAACTCTTCAGCGTGGACGGCATCTGGAAACTGTTTCGTATATTTTACCTGTGCATATCACATACAATAATGATAACATCAATATCTACTAAGAGATGCCGCAGAATATTCTTCTGTGGTAACAGCCTTTCAGTATATGCGGATGGTAACTTAACCAATGCTCAGTATCTTACGCAGCGTGTATATGATGGCATACGTTCGCTTGGCGGTAGTAATTGGGCAATGAGTTCGCTTGCTGTTCCATCTCGTACTCAAACGCAAATAAACGCATCTATGTCAACCGATCTACTCCCCCTGATTGGTTACGGTGATGTGGTTGTATTGTGGGAGTTGACAAATGATTTGCACGGCAACAACCTAACAGGCGCTCAGGCTGCGGATAATGTCTATACATTTGCTCAGTCAGTAGTAGCTACGGGTGCAAAGTTGGTAGTTGTTACGATGATAGCGCGTGACTTTACCGCTGACGCTTCCGATTTATGGACGCGAGGACAGACGGCAAATTCACTTATCATTGCTAATGCAGGAACATACGGATATACCGTTGCAAATCCTGCAAGTGACGCTCTATTTGATGAAAAAACGGACGCATCTAACGCAACATATTACAACGCGGATAAATTACACTTAACGGCAGCAGGTTATAACATTGTGTCTGACACTTATATTATTCCTGCTATTACAGCGATTATTTAAACAACAAAACAACATGACAACATTCAACATTCAAGAAACAGCACTTTACCTTGCGTCTGGTTCATTCTGGCACGCCTTCCCCGACACTATCAGCAAATCCGATCTAAGCGATCAGTTAGATTCGCTTTATGAGATCGCGGACGCTATTGCTGATCCTACAAAATTGTATGGGACATTGCCCGACAATTCAATCGTAGCTATAGGTGGCAGCCCTCGCAGACCGAAGCCGAACGCATAGTAAACCTTAGCAATTCACCGACACGATGGCACAGACCCTTTGCCTGAGTGATTCAGACACTAAAACTATGCCTGAAGCACAAGATAGTATAGTACAGGAAGGACTTAAATACTTAGGGTATTTATTTGTCGGACTGCTCACCATGTTATTTGGATGGGTCTTTAAGCTATTTGGCGATTGGGTCAAAAAGCAGTTTAACAGTTATGTTGAACGCATTGAAAATGCAGTCGGGAAGGTAGAAGATATTGCTAAGGACATTAAGCAGTTGAAGCAATCTGACGCGGAGATATTAGAAGAGATTGAAAGCCTGAAGAGGTCGCATGAATCACACGCTGATATACAGAAGCAGCAGAGCCGCGACATCAACGCGATCAAGAAACATCTGAAACTTGATTAAACGCATCTACATATTCATTGTAGTCGGTACGCTGATACAGAACAGCTACCTATTATTTGAATGGCTTCACGTATCTCAGGACTGGATTTACTACACTTATTACCCTGCGTGCAATAAACTGGAAATATCTTTGTTGCCGTTGTGGTGGGTTTTTGCTCGTTTATTTCCATTCAATGATAAGGAGAATGAATCGTGGTTATACATGATTGCATCGACTTACTTCATTTTTCAACTGCTTGATGTTTACGATATGTTCTCTAATGAGAATCAACGAGATAGTTCGATTGACTTTATTTTGTACATTAGCCTAAATTTAATCTACTATGTAATATTCAAAAAACGAAACTAAGCTATGACAAAAGGAGAGATCGTAAAATCAGCATTAAAACAGTTCCCAACGGCATCAACACGAGCGTTAGCGCGTATAGTGTACAACGACAACAAAGAGTTGTTTACGCTTGAAAAAGCTAGGGATTTGATAATGTATTACAGAGGGGCTAAAGGTAAAAGACTAAATAAAAGTTTAGGCGATAAAACCTTTGTTCGTAAGAAAACAAACGATGATCCGTTTGAGTTTATCCCGAAGTCATACGCGATGCGCAGAGATACATGGTATCTACCAACGTCGATTAAGAATGTGGCGGTGTGGGGTGATCTGCATATCCCGTACCATGAAACGGACGCGGTTAAAGCGGCTATAAAACTAGCCAAAGACGATAAAGTAGATGCGATATTTCTGAATGGTGACGTTTTGGACTTTTTCGGGTTGTCATTTCACGAAAAGAACCCAAAGAACAGACCACGTATATCTGAAGAGTTAGAATCAGCGCGTCAGTTTCTGAAAGGATTGCGCAAACAATTTCCGAACATTCCTATTTATTGGATTGACGGTAATCATGAACACAGACTAGAGCGATACTTAGCGGTGAAAGCCCCTGAGTTATTAGACACATCTGAGTTTCAGATTGCATCGCTGTTGCGGATGGCTGAATACGGTATAACGTATTTGGGATTCCGCACTAAATGTTACTTCGGAAAATTGCTAGTCGAACACGGGGACAGATTGAAAGGTACAGGCGGTGTTAATCCTGCGCGTACCGCACGACTGAAGTATAAGCGTTCTGTATTGGTGAATCATTTTCATAAACTTTCAGTCGATTCAGGCAAGCAATATGACGGGGACGTAATGACATGTTGGAGTAACGGTTGCCTGTGTGAGTTAGAACCTGAGTACATGGAAGTAAACGAACACGTACACGGTGTTTGTCACGTTAAGATGGACGGAGATAATTACAGAGTAAGGCAGTATCAAATCATTGATGGAAAGGTGTTCTAATGGATAAGCCCGAAAAATACCCGATACTAACTTTTCCCGTCTTGGTTGAGAATGAGTTAACGAATAAGAAGGAGCGGCAGAATTTCACTCTGTATTTCCCTGCTCAGCCTGTGGAGTTCTTTAAAGGACATACGCTGTACGAAGACGGAGAGAATTACAATACTACTAGCGTAATGCTTGCGGATGGTACGGAGTTAATCAGCGCGTGGAGTTACGACACGTTCTGTAAAAATGTGATTCCGTACATTGAATACCATTACAGTAAATCGTTTATAGAGATACCAGAAGATGATGGCTAATTTTGATTTATACTATCCGAAGTTAAAGAAGCACGAGGGCGGTTATTGCTCCGCTGAATATGCTGCAAAGATCGGAGATAAAGGAGGCGAAACCTATCTGGGTATTGCTCGGAACTTCAATCCAGAATGGGAGGGGTGGGCGATCATTGACGAATATAAGGCAAAGAACGGTGTTCCGAAGTGGAACAGCACCATCCCTGATGATCGTTTGCCTGAACTTGCAAAGGCTTTGACGAAGGTTAAGTATTGGGATGCGCTTAAATGCGATTTATACTCCTCTCAGAGCGTTGCGGAGTACGTTATGGACTTTGGATATAACTCAGGAATTAAAACGGCTGCAAAGGCTTTACAGCGCGTTATCGGGGTTACTGATGACGGGCAAATAGGAAAGCAAACATTATCAGCGTTAAATGCAGCCGATCAAAAGTCTGTGTTCGATAAACTTGTTGCGTATCGCGTGGACTTCATCGGCAAGATTAACGGGTTACGACCTGACGTAATTCAAGGACTAATCAAAAGGGCTAAATCATTTACATTCACATCATGAGTTTCATCGCAAACATTATCGGAAAGGTCACGTCAACGGGCGCGGCTAATATCGTGGAATCAGTCGGCAACGTAGCGGACAAGTTCATTACGACTGGTCAGGAAAAAGAAGAGTTCAAAGCGGAGGTTGCGAAGGAGATCAACCGACACATCGAGGCTATGGCATCGGCTCAGAACGCTGAGTTAGAAACGCTGATGAAAGACATGGATTCGGCACGTAACCGTGAGATACAGATAAGCACATCCGACAAAGCCCCGTTGATTAACAAGATCATTCAGCCTGTGTTGGCTTTGTTGCTGTTAGGTTCGTGTTTCGTTATGTGGTACACGATTCTATTCAAAGACATTCCACAGGAAAAGGAAATGTTAGTGGCAGGTATTGTCGGGTCACTTACAACAATCGCTATGGGTGTCGTTGGTTATTATTTCGGTTCGTCTATTGGCAGCCGTAATAAGCAGGATCAGTTAGATAAAATGATGCAGAAGTAACTATTCAAATGGATTACAGAAACAGATAATATAACTTTGGTTATTGCATCATTAACACTATGCGTATCAATTCTATCACTAGTGTTGCAGCAATCAAAAAAATAATAGCCTTCCTTTTTGAATTCCTCCCGTTGCGCTTTCCTTCTGCGTTCGCAGAATCGCGCTCCGTGTCGGAAACGTTGTGATCTCGTGTGTTCATGGTGCTAAGTTAGTAATTTATTCCCGATTCAGTCTGATAAGTCTGTAAAATACAGACATAGCGGCTAGTTATAGGTAATGCCGTTGACGAGCAATCCTAACACATTGTTTACACGCTTTTGTTTCATCAAACCTTTCTTTATCAATTTCATCAACTGTTATATACTTTTCGCTTTCATTCGCAATTCCAATCCTTCCGCATAAACTTTCGTTACCTTCATATTTTTCTTCATACCATTTACCTCTTTGTTTTGTAACAAAAGCGTGTTGAGCCAGTACTCTGCTTGCATCCGAGTTCTCAGGAGCATTCCACACAACGGAACTACCTATAACAGCAGCTTTGTTCAATGCGGCGTTTACCGCTTCATCAAAATTTTCGTTTTTCATTGTTATTTTATTTTAAGTTAAAAATTCCGTTTTCAAAATCCAGCACTAAACAAAGCTGCCATGGCGTTATGCGCTAAACTCCTTAATCATCTTCTTAATACTTCTGCGCTCGCGTAGTAGTGCGTGTATTTTGTACTCTACGTCACGCAGAATCGTGTCTAGCGTCTTCGGTTCGCGGTGCTTTGAGGCGATTGAACTGAACGCTTCGTATTGGAGCGCGTAGCGTTTGTCCGTTTCGATCAGGTCGAAGTGCTTGCGGTTGTGGTGCAATACGGTT